GGAGAGAGCGCGAAACTGATGTCCTTGACCTTGATCCGGCCGGTGGCGACATCCGACGGCGGCGGCAACACGCGCGGGACGGTCCAGCCGTAGCCCCGCGCATTTTGGTAGGCGCTGCCGGTTTGGCATTCCGCCATCGCGCCGCTGACGCTGCCGGCCACGGTCCAGCGCTCGCCGCCGAGGGTCGCGATGTCGGCACACGCGAGCGTAACGATTTCCGTCGGCGCGCCCGCCGCCACCGCCACCGCGCCCAAGCCCGGAAAGGCCGCGTTTCCGGAATAACTTGCGGGCAGGGCGTAGGCGTCGGTCCGTAGCGGCAGTTCGTCGGCGGCCATCCCGCCGGGCGTTTTGTCTTCCACCACCACGCCGGCCACCTCGATCAGATTCGAGCGAGTTTTGAGGGCGTTGAGCAGGTCAAACAGCGTGATGATGGCGGGATACGTTTCGACGGTGGCACCGGCGGTCACGGTGACGGTGTAGCCGCCCGACAGCGCCGCAACCGGCGTTTCCGCCGGCAGGTCGCGGACGATGGGCGGGTCGATCAGGTAGGCCCATTCGCCGTCCTGGAAAGTTTTATATTGCCGGTAGACCTGCGGGTCGTGGCCGAAGCGCAATCGCGCCGTGCGGGGGTCGATCTCGCCATCGGCGGTGAGCGGGTAGCCGCCGAAGTCCCATTGCGGGCCCTTAAAGCTGGAATCGCCCGCCTTGGCGGTTTCGAGGAACGAGTATACCGTCGGGCTCGCGGTGATGCCGGCGGTCGATACCGCGATCTCGATGCCGTTGCCGGCCGCGCCCTCGGCTTTCGCGGAGAGCTTGACGCCGTAGAAATCCGCCGCCGCTTTTTTGGTGGGCGTACCGAGGCTCGCTAGCAGCAAGGTAAAGCTCTGCGCCGGAACGCCGGTCGCGGCAAGGTCCGACAGCGCGCCGTTTCCGGCTCCAGCAAAAGTCGGAGCCGAGAGCATCCCCGAGCCGGTGTCGGAAACGATTTCCAGTTCGATCAGCGTGTCATCCGCGCCGGTATAACCGCCCGAGAGGATCGCCCGCGCGGTGCCGTTCCGGGCGCGGGCGAGCGGGAAGGCGGTAGACTCGGCCGGCAAGATTGAGGACGCCGAGACTTGCGCGCCTAGCGCGGCGTTGCGGTCGTTGGAGAGGAAGCGGTGCGGGCTGCTCACCGCCGCAGCCTCGCGACTTTATCGAATGTGGGAATCACGTTTTGCCGGACCCATTCTTCGTTGGCTAACTTCGTCGGATCGACGTAAAAATTGTTGGTGACGGAGGTCGTCCCGCCGCCCGTCGCGCCCGCCGTTCCTGTTCCGCCACCCCCTCCCGTCGGCTGCGGTGTCCGAGATTCCGCTTCCTGCCGGCGCTTGGCGGCTTCCTCGGCGGCCAGTTGGGTGAGTTTGAGCGAGTGCAGCGCATCGGCCCGCGCCTTGGCCTGGGCGTACTCATCGCCGCCCAGTTGGCCCGCTTTCTGGTGCAGTTCTTCCAGCCGCTTGAGGTTGTCCTCATGCTCCAGATCGAGCAACCGGCGCTGGTCGCCCTGGGCCTGGAGGATTTGGCGCTGAAAGTTATCGCCCATTTCGGAAAGCGCGGCTTCAGCGGAGCGCGCGGCCTCTTCTAGAGCCGCCAATTTGCTCCTCGCTTGATCCAACGCGCTATTAAGCCGGCTCATGTCTTGCTGGTCTAACAGCGAGTAGCCGCCGGCGGCGGAGCGGATCGCCAGATCGAGCGCGTGCATGGACGCTGTTCCGGAATTGGCCAAGCGCTCGATGGCATCCGCCGACTGTTCCGCCGCTAGTTTCTGTTCGAGCCACGCTTTTTGCGCGGCGGCGCTGGCGATGTTGAGCCGCTCGATAAAGCGAGCGGCCGAATTCGGCGCGAACAGCAACGATTCTTGATTCTCGCGGATCGTCGCGTTCATCTGCGCGATTTTTGACGTAATGTCGTCGTATTTGCCGGGCATCTTGTCCAGCTCGATGACGACTTTTTGCAGCTCGGTCGAATAGGCGGTCGGCTCTCGCAGCACTTCGGTCCACAACATGCGCTCGAACAGCCGCTTGGTGGCTCCCGACAGCTCCTCAGTCTGCTGGCGCGCGAAGTTCAGCGCGTCGGCCATCGCTTTGGCGAAGCCGCCGCCGGCCGACATGCTGGCGTTTGATTTTTCCTGTGCGTCCGAGTTTTCGGAGACCGCGCGTGTGTGCTGTTGCGTGGAATCGACCGCCGCTGTCGTAGCCGATGCGCTCGCCGCTTGTTGGCCGGCCCGCACCGCCGCCACCTCGGCCGCAAGCTTTTGCGCCTCGGCTTCCTGCCCGAGCGCCGCCATTTTCAGTTGGAGGGCGCTGATTTCACGCTGCACGGCATCCGTAACCTCGGCCCGCGCCTGCAATTCGGCGATCTTGGCCTCGACGCTCGCTTTTTCGGCGGCGATCTCCAATTGCTTGGCGGCGGCAATGGCCTGCGTCCATTGCGCCTCAAGTTGGGCCAGTTCGGCGGTTTTTTGCTGCGCAACCCAAGTCTGGCCCTTGGCATTGGCCAGATCGATTTCGGCGCGCAGGCCAGCAGTTTGCGCGGTGGCGAGTTGTTCGAGCGCGCCGGTATAGCCGCGCGACGCTTGCGCGACTCTGTCTGACTCTTCAGCGGCGCGCTTCAGTTGTACGTTAGCGACGGCATCCACGATAAGACCGAGGTCGGCAAAGCTTTTCCGCGCCTGTTCGCTGCCTCGACTGGCCGAAGCCATGGCGGATTCCGCCGCCGCTTTCAAGGCGACCAGTTGTTCGTCGGAGAGCTTTGCGAGCGCGCCGGCCAACGTGTCCTGGATTTTAGCTCCCGCGCTTTGCGCTTCCTGCCCGACCGCCTTTAGGCTGGTGGCGAGAGTGATGACCCCGTCAAAGTTCAGATTTTTGGCAACGCTGCCCAGAAATTTGGAGATGGCCTGCTCAGTTGCGGCCGCCGCGTCGCCTGTTTTCCGCAATTCCGCAACCGCCGCCTGCAACGTTTCGGGGAGAGCCTTTAACTCGCCTCGCGCGACCGCCGTTTGCAAGGCATCGATAGGGATGACCGCCGCTTTCGTTTCTTCGGCCAACCGCTTTTGCTGCTCTGCGGCCAGTTGGGCTTCAGATTTCAGCCCGACCAAATTTAACGCGGTTTCGGATACCGCCGCCGAAAAATCCGAAAGCGCTGCTCCCGCCTCGCCAGCCGCCAGCCCTCCCAGCGCGCGGCCGACCGCGCCGATCAGCGAATCCATTGCCTCCAGCCCGCGTAAAGCCGGCTCCAAGGCGGATAACAAAACGGTCGCAAATCGCGTTAACGCTTGGCCAGCAGCGCCAGTTGCTAGATCGATCAGCCGATTTTGCAACCGGCTGAGCGCGGCTGCAAAGGTATCAACCTGCTGCCCGCCTCCGCCCATCGCCTGTTCGAGTTGGACGGCGAACTTCGGCAGGAACTCGGATGCGATCACCTCGCCGGATTCCAACATCTTGCTGAATTCGGCGTTGGTGGTCAGCAGCGATTGCGCGGCCTGCTGCGCCGCTCCCGGAAGTACATCGCCTAACTGTCCGCGCAATTCTTCGGCGGAAACCACACCTTTGCTCATCATCTGCGCGATAGCGTTCAGGGCGTTTTCAACCGATTCGGTGGATGCCCCCACGGTGCTGAGCGCGCCGCTCAGACTGCTGAAAATCTGTTCGGTCGCCTTGCCTTCAAGTTGCGTTCCCTTGCTTGCCGCCACCAGTTTCAGGTAGCTTTGCGATAGGTCGAACATGCTGACGCCCAGCCGGTCCGCTACGCCGCGAACGAAATCCAGGGCATCCGCCGTGCCTTGCTGGCTGCCAGTGATCACGTCGAACCCGCGCCTAAGGTTCGCCAAGCGGTCATTGAGGTCGATAATTTCCTTGGCGGCGGCCAGAGATAAAAAAGCTTTAAGCCCTTCCGCCAGCTCGGATACTCCGCTGGAAGCATCTCGAGCGCTCCGTCCCGCCTCGCGCTCGGACTCGGCTAAATCGTCTAGTTCGCTACCCGCCGCGCCCGCGCGATCTCCCGCATTCTCGACCTCATCGGCCAGCCCGCCCATATCGCGGCGCAAATCATCGATATTGTTGGCATCTTCGATGATGGTGCGGATACGAAGGGCAAGCTCTAAGTTGCGGATAGCCATTTCAGGCTCCTATGGCACGAGTTATGCCTTGCATCGTGCATTTGGAACAAACGCCGAAGAAGTGCGGCGGTTGGTTGACGAATTTGTAAAGCGCCGCCAATCCGCTTGACCCCGCGAAGGCGAGCGCGATTTTCTCGGTCACAATTCTCACCATCGCCCCCATCGGGCGCCGTTTAGGCGAAGGTCAGCGTTTCGATCTCGTAGGGCCCGGCCTTGCCGTTGGGCGTGCTCATCACCCCGGAGAACTGCGGCTTGAAGTACTCGCTGCCGGCAAAGTCCGTCTCGGTGGCGCTGGTGACCGCGATTTCGTGGATGGTGAGATGGATCGAGGACCGGTCGACGCGGTTGGTCCCGAACATCTCCAAGCTCAGGGTGGTCTGGGCCTCGGTGTTGCCGATCAGGTTGGTGCCGGCCACCGCGCCGGCGTCGTAGCTCCACTTGCACAGCTCGCCGGGCGCGATGGAGCTGGCAGGCGGAATCCACACCAAGCCGTATTGCAGCCAGATGTCTTGCAGCACGTAGTCCGCGCCGGCGACCAGCGCCGCGCCGGCCGCATGTTTGCCGGCGAACCCGGCGACGGCGATATTGCGGTGCGGCAGCTGGAGCCAATCGCCCTTGCGCGGCACGGCCACCACCTCATCCGTAACATCGGCGGCGGCGGCCTCGCTCACCGTCTCGAACGTGCCGCGCAGCGCCAGGCGGATCAGCTCGGCGTTGGCGTCGTCGGTCTCGAAGGCCACAGTCGGCTCGGCGGCTTCGGTGGTGACCGGGTCGGCGCGCTGGCCCCACATTCCGCGCAGCTTCAGGGTGCGGGTGATCACGGTGGTCTCGCCGGGGTTGAGGGCGAGCTTGGCCGGCGAGATCGGCCCGATCCGCCCGCCCCAGTTGCCGTTGGCGTCTTTGATGCGGATCAGGATGTCGCCTTCGTAAATCGCGCCTTTGAGCTGTTGGGCGGCGCGGGCGTCGACGGTGGCGGTCATGGCGGTACTCCGTGGTCGAAGAAAAAGGTTTGGGTCCAGGCGACCGCCCACAGGGCGACGCGCAAATTGTTGATGTGGCCGGTGTAGAGGTTGTCGGCGGCGATCGTGTCGATGTCCGGCGGCCGGCAGTCCTGATCCGTCTTGCCCCACAGCTGCGCGGGGAGCAGATCCACGATCTCGATAGCCCGGTCCATCGCCAGATCGGCGCGGGACTCGGCCGGCGTGTCCGCCCCCAGGCAATACGCCCCCAAGCGCAGGTCGGCGGCCCAGCGCTCCCGGCCGCGAGCGGTCACGCGGGACACCCCCAGCACCGCCGCCAGCACGCAAGGGGCTTTCCCCAGCAGCATGGCGATCTCGCGCTCGGTGAAGCGCCCGCCGTGGCTTTCCACCCGCAGCGGCGCGAACTGGCCGGCCAGCCCGGCGGCGACGATGGACAGCGCGCCGGAGAGGTTCACGGCGCGCCCCCGCCCAACAGCCGGTCCAGCCAGTCCTCGGCGATGCCCAACAGTTCCCGCTCGTCGTCGTCCGACACGCCCAGAAACGGCCGGGCCGGAATCGCGCCGCGCCCGAACTGGTGGGTGGCGGCGTAGACCAGGTTCGTCCCCCATCCCGCCGTTTGCCGGTCGGCGAAGGCGGTGAGGCTTTGGATCAGATCGCCGCGCGCGTCGAGCAGCGATTGCCCGCCGTGGCGGGTGGCGGCGTAACCCGGCGACCATTCCGGCCAGGGGGTTCCGTCCGGCCCGCGCTTGTCGGATTCCATCCGGCGGCGGGTCTGGCTCTCGCCGGCGGCGGCCAGTTCCCGCAGCAGCGGCTCCGGGTTGTTCAGCCCGGCGAGCAGGCGGTCGATCCGCCGGTCGAGCGCCGCCAGTCCCTCGGGGCGGATTTCGATGGCCGCGCCGGTCACAGGACGCCCCGCCCGAACACGCGGGGTTTGTAGGCCATATAAAGGACCGCGACGCCCGCCGGATTGACTGGGGGCGCTTGCGGCAAAAACTTGCCGCCGGCGATGCCTTCCAGCGCCGCCAGCGCATCCTCGTAACGCTTGCGGCGATCCTTGAAATCGTCTTGGCTGGCGATGGCGGTCGGGGTGGCCTGATAGAGCGCGATATCCACGACAATATCCGCCAGCCAATCCGGCGCGGGCGGCGGCAGCGGCACGGTAAACCCGGCCGGCGAGACCCGCAGATAGCCGTCCGCCTTGGCCGAGGCTTCCGCGCAGGCCAAGGCGATGGCGGCCGGATCGAGGTTGCCGCTCGCGTCGCGCGGGCCGGCTTGCGCCAGCTCGCCCGGATAGCGGCTCTCGATGTCGGCCTGGGTGATGTAGGCCATCACTCAGCCGTTTCGGCCGCGCCCGAAACCGCGCCCGCTCCACCCTCCGAAGGCGGCGGGGTCGCGCTGACCAGAGCGGGGGCCAGGCTCTGCCCCGCGCCGGAAGGTCCGGGATCGCCGGACGCGACGACCTGCCGAGCCCCCTTCGGTTTCGGGTCGGGCAGCTTTTCCACCACCAGCATCGGTTCCTCGCGGAGCGCCCGCAGTTGCGCGCCGTCGAAAAAATCGTCCGGGTAGTCGGTCGGGGCCACGCTGTGGGCGATGCCCGCCCGGCGGAAATTCGGTTTCTTGGAGGTGATGCGGATCATCAGGTCGTCCCCGTGCTGCCGAAAGCCAGTTGCCAGAAGCCGTAACCGCCCGCCGCGCGGGCTTCCGCGCCGTATTTGAATTTCTTGCGCATGAACACGTCGTCGGCTTGCGGGTCGGTCTGCTCCACCGGCACGGGCGCTTTGCGCTCCTGGTAGATGAGCGGCTTGACCGGCTTGGCGGTGTCGAGCAGGTACCAGGCGGTATCGGAGGTCAACCGCGCTTCCACCACGACCTTCAGCGTGTTGCGGTACGGGTTGACCTTGCCGTCCTCCAGCCGCTCGTTGGCCATCAGGGCGTTGGCGGTGTCTTCCAGGGCGGGCGGCACCACCAGGACGTTGGGGCGGATGTTGAGCGAGCGCCCGTCGTCCGATTTCATTTTTCGCAGGGCGGTCCGGGCCGCGCCGAGCGAGGCTTGCGCCGCCGCTTGGGTGGCGACGGACAGCGCCACCGTTCCCTTGTTGCTGACGCTGGCGTTGCCGACCGGATGGTCGGTGTCGAAGAAGTACTGGTTGTCGTAACAAAGATTCGTGAAGCCTTTGTCCAGCAGCTCGAAAACGATATCGTCCGGAAGCTCCTTGGCGGACGCGCCGGCCATCTGCGCTTGCGGGGCGTAGATCCCCAGGTTGTCGTCCTCGATGTCGTTGCGGTCCACCTCGATGGTCACCTCCCAGTCGTCGTTGACGATGGTGTAGGTGAAGGCGGCGAGCTTGCCGACCGCCTTGTCGCCGATCCACTTGCGCATCTTGGGAAATGCGCCCATCCATTTGTAGTCGTTTTGCGAGCCGGTGGAGGGCACGCGCATGGCGACCTCCTGCCACTGGCTGGGAGCCGCGTCGAACGCGCGGTTGAACTCCGTGCGGATGTTGACGAACACCGCATGAAGGACTTGGCCATTTAAAATCATAAGGGTTTCTCCGAAACACGCTCCCGCAGCAGGTAGCCTTCCAGCGGCCAAATCTTCCTACGGGCATCCTCGCGGGATACATGGCGCCCGATCTCCGCATCGAAATTCTCAGGGCTGACACACGCGCTTTCGCCGACCACGGTGAAGTTGTTTCTGAGTTTCAAACAACAAACCGTTACCGTAGTACCGGGAAATATGTAGTAGTCCTCCCCGACAATCGCGGCGTCGATCATGTCGGGGGTGAGGCGTGGCGCGGTGAGCCCTTTGGCCTGGATCGCGGCCTCGGTGGTCCTTTCGGTTTCCGTCGTCATCGCGTTTCTCCTTTAACCGATGTGGACCCAGACGCCGGCCGCTTCCAAGCCCACCACCGTGCCGGCGACGGATTTGCCGGTGGCGGTGTGGCAGACGGTCTGGTCGTCCTGGATGTAGCAGGGCTTGCCCGTGTCGGCCTGCACCACGGCGTCGGTGACGGAATTGGCGTACAGGAACGCTTTCTTGCGGCGCACCCTGATCACTTTCGCGCCGTCCGCGCCGGGGTTGTTGCCGATATATTCCTCGGCCCGCCCTAGCGCGATCAGGCCGGCGGCGGCGCTGCCGGGCGCGGCGTATCCGGCGGCGTTGGCCACCACCAGCGCCCCGGCGTAGATCACCGCGTTGGCGGCGACCGGAAACGGCAGTTCCTCGCCGTCTTTGTAAAGGGTGTTGCGGTCGGCGGTCAGCGCGGCCATCAGTTCAGTCCTCCGTATTTCCGTAGGTCGTCAACGCTATTGCCGAACATCGCCGCGACCTGTTGCAGTTCGGCGTTGAGCGCCGCGCCCGCGCCGCCGGGCGGTTTTTTGCTCTCCAGCCCGGACTCCGCGCCCAGCAGCGCGGGCGCTTTATCGACAAAGGTTTTGAAAGCGTCCAGCCCGCCGTCGGTTTTGCACATCGCGGCGTAATAGTCTTTCGTGGCCGGGCTGATCTTGCGTTCGGCCAGCGCCTTTTCGATCAGCTCGCCGATTTGGGCGTCGCGCTTTTCCGCTTCCAAGGTCTGGAGCTTCTGTTCGGCGTTGCTGGCCCGGTTCAAGGCGGCGTCGTAGTCGGCGCGCGGGATGAATTTGTCCGGCGGCGGGGTTTGGGCGCGATTTCTGGCCGTGCTGAGATCCGCTTTCAGCGCGCGGACGGCGCTCAGGCACTGCTCTTCGTCGGGTTCGCCGGACAGATCCAGCGCGACCCGCAGGGCGTTCAATAGGGACACGGGCGATTCCTCGCGGTTGAGGGCGGTCAGGGTGAGGTTGGGGGTGTTGGTGAGGCCGGCCGAGGTCAGGGCGACGATGCGGCGGGTCCGCTTGTCGTAGAGGAACACCGGCGAGAGAAAGCGGTATTCCCGGTTGGCGATCTGCGCGGCGGCTTTCTCGGTCCACTCGACGCGGCCCCAGATCGCGCCGCCCCGGTCTTCCACCCGGTGGACCCACCCGGCGGCGGGCGCGTCCAGCCCGTTGGGCGCGCGGTGCTCGGTGGCGTGCTCCCAATCGATCACCAGCGGGACATGGCGGGCGTTGAAGGCCGCGACCATGGCGCGCCGTCGTTGGTCCCCGCCGGCCCGTCCGCGCCGGCCACGTCAGGGCCGGCGGGGATCAGTTCGATCCACTCGGACGCCGCGCCGTCGAGGGCGACGCAGCGGGCGCGGGCAAAGTTGAGGCGGAGGGCGGGCGCGGTCATGCCGTGCAGCGTGCGGGAACGCCGTGGCGGGCCGCTATTCAGCGCGCTTGAAAAAAGAATTGAATTGACCGGGGAGAACGCGAAGCGCGCAGAGGCGTTTTAAGACGTTGTTGCCGCCGACCTAAGCCGAGGTATTCCCTCGCGCGGAAAACGCCTAGATCGGCGAGTTAAATGGCTTTTAAATGGGGTTGTGGCGGCCGGAGAAAGCCGGGGATGGGAAATTCCGGTCAGGCCGGCGCCGGATCGGCGACCGGCCGCCGGGAACAACGATCGGCAAAGCGCGGGAAGCGCCGCGCGAACTGCTCGCGCGTCAGCTCGATACCCTTCAGGTACGCTTCATCGCAAGGAAACGCGCGAACGGGATCATCGAGCGCGACAACCCCCCGCTCGTCATCCATCAAATCAACGACGGGAACAAAATCCACATCCCAAAACACCACGTCGGGATTCGCCAAGGCGTCTGGCGGAATATCGATCAACTTTGCCTCAAACATCGTCCGCCTCCTGATATAAAGCGCGCATCAATCGGTCCACATCCCGCAACCGGCGCTTTTGCTCGCCCGATAGCTGGGCTCCGGATCGCTTGTCGGCCAATAATTTACGCTTTTCTTCATACAGCGCGTGAGCTTTGACTTTGGCCGCCAGCATCTTTCGAGTATTGAATTGTAACTCAACCGGAATGCCATCAAAATCAAAATCGATTTTTGCGTCGCGGTAGCCGTCAGATACCGACAGGTCGCCACGGTAAAGATTTCGTTCGCGCAAGAGTCGAACTTGAGCGCGCAGGCTGTCAAAGGCCGCCACCGCCGCATCCTTCGTTTCAAACAGCAGCGTCGCGCGCAGAATATCCGTCAAGCCCGCAATCCGGCCGCCGAGAGCGGTGACGGTTTTTTCCAAGGCGCGCTCGCGCGATTTCAGCGGGACCAGCACGGGCTCGCCGCCGGTCTGCTCCGTCAAACGAGCCACCCACCGATCAAATTCCGGTTTTTTGATCTCGCATTGCCGGTATAGCGCTTCAAGCTCGTTTTGCAGCGCCTGCAAATCCACGGTCGCTTTCCTCGGCGCGGTTTTGTTTTGACCCCTTTCTCTGTCCGCCAGCAGCTTTTGCAAATGCGAAAGCCGGCCTTCGCCGGGATTGTAGTCCCAGCCCGGATCGATGCCGCGCGGGACTTCCATCACCTCGCCGGTGCGCCGGTTGGTCCATTCGACCGCCGACAGCTTGGGGGCGGTCGTTTTGACCGGCACGGTGGCCCGCGCGCGCCGGCCGGTGGGCAGGCCGGTTTTCGGGTCGATGTCCTGGGTGGCGGCCGAGGGCGGCGCCGGAACGCCGCTTTCCTTCAAGCGCTCGTATTCGCGGCGGCTGACTTGGCGGATGCGGCACTTGCAGCCCCAACCGTTGGGAACGAAGTGGGTTTTCCACCACGGGTCGTCAACCGGCAGCAGCGTGCCGTGCCAGCTCAGATGCTCCGGCCGGTGCTCGCGGCTGGGGCCGACGGTGTAGAGCAGGTACGGCAGGCCCTCTCGGGTCTTCTGGATGCGCGCCCA